ATCGAGATGAGCGGCCTGACCTTGTGGAAAAGGTGCTTCCGACATGCATCCAATATCTGGATCAAGTCCGCAAGCCCGAGTGGCCCATGTGTCAGTCCGACCATCTCGGGAACGACCGCGCCTTCAGGGAAGTAGCAGACTACCTTCTGCTGTCTGTTGTAGACCTGCTCCGTGGGCAGGGCTACGCGGTAGAGAAGTACGACTTCTATCTCTCCGGCCTATGGGCGCAGGAGGTCAATCGTGGCGCAGGTACCGACGTGCATGTCCACAAGAACAGCCAAATGTGCGGGTGGTTCTTTCTCGAAACCCCGCAAGGGGGTGCGTATCCGATTTACCACGACACCCGCATGAACAAGTCCATGATCGAACTGGATTTCGTGCAGGACGCCGAGGTCAGCAACGCTACCAATACCATCCACTTCAACAACATGGTGCCTGGAACCGTGATGTTTGGAAATTCGTGGATGCGGCATCAACTGACCGGCAGCAACGCCGACACCCCGACACGGTGCATCCACTTCATCGTGTCTCACAAGGAGCGCCCGTGCAGCATGTGCTGACCCCCTACTCCATGCCCATAGAGCCTTTTGTTTGGTGGGAGAACGGCTTCACGGAGCAGGAACTGAACTGGCTCCAAGAGCAGGCCATTAAGGCTGATCAACGGGCGCAGGTTGGGGGTGATCCGCAGGGTGCAGATTTGGCAAAAATCCGCCGTTCGCAAGTGTCCTGGCTGGATAAGAATCAAGACACCGCTTGGGTCTTCAACAAACTCGGGCATATTGCCTCCTCCCTCAACGCCCAGTATTACCGGTTCGATCTGACGGGTTTTGGCGAAGCCATACAGTTGACCAACTACGCTCACTCTGAACAGGGGATGTACGGATGGCATCAAGACTACGGTGGGAGACTCAGCCCCAGTCGAAAACTCAGTCTGGTACTACAACTGACCGATCCGAGCCAGTACGAGGGGGGAAACCTCCAAGTTCTTACTTCTGGTCAGCCGCAAACCGTTCGCAAACAGCGGGGTCTGGTGGCGGCATTCCCTTCGTATGTACTCCATCAAGTAACCCCCGTGACAAACGGTGACCGCCAATCTCTTGTGGCTTGGGTTTCTGGGCCTGCATTCCGATGAACGCTGAATATAAAGACTTCATTGCCATCTACCGGGACGTGTACCCGGAGGGGTACTGCCAGCACTTAATCTCAGAGTTTGAGCGGTTGGTTGGCTCTGGGGCGGGGAATAACCGTCAGCAACACGAGTATTCCCACAAACACCACAAGAACGACATGCAGTTGAGTTTGAACTTCGGCGTACATACGGTCGGCGGGTTTGGCGGTCAGGCTGCGACAAGGATTTTCTTTGAAGGATTGCAGCGTTGCTACGATCACTATACTGAGCAGTTTTCACCGCTTCGTGATGGAAAGATTCGCGGCACATCAATGAAAATGCAGCGCACTGATCCGGGGGGCGGCTACCATCTGTGGCATGCGGAGCAGGGTAACGGCGAACATGCAGAGCGTGTTTTGGTGTATATGCTATACCTGAACACTCTTACTGCTGAAGAGGCCGGTGAAACTGAGTTTCTTTATCAGCAGCGCAGATTGCGCCCAGAAGAAAACACAATGGTAATCTGGCCGGCGACTTTTACACACACCCATCGTGGGAATGCGGTGTTTGGTGAACGCAGTAAATACATTGTGACTGGGTGGTTTTACTATGACTGACGCTGAACTGTTTGAACTTGATGGTTGCGTAAGGATAGATAACTTTATCGACCCTGCAACTATTAGCATAGTATCTCGGTATCTGGAAAATAAAATAGTTCGTGGCGAGTGGACCGAGAGTCCAAATGGCCCTGAAGTTACGTCGCGCTTAGCCTATTATGCAGACCCATTGATTGAGGTCTTGCTGCAAGAATGTAAAGGGGCTGTGGAAACAGCAACCGGAAAAACGCTGATACCGACGTATTCATATACGCGGGTGTATCAACCCGGGGAACAACTAAAGCCCCATGTTGACAGACCGTCTTGCGAAATAAGTGTCACAGTTAATGTGGCAACTAAGGGAGCATTTTCCCCAGTATATACAAAATATAAAGACGGAGCCCCGCAAGAGCACGTTCTGAACCCTGGAGATGCGGTCGTATACAAAGGGTGCGACGCGGTTCATTGGCGGCACCCACTGGGTAGCGATCAACTTAACGTGCAGTTTATGCTGCATTACGTGGACAAAGACGGCCCAAATGCGGAGTACGCAAAAGACAAGCGTGCTCGATACGGCATGGGCACTCACGCAAGGAGTTAAGAATGCCTGCAGGAACACCAAAAGTAACGCTGTTTGGGGGGAAGACTGTTGTCCCCGGCGGCACGCAGACTTTTAATTCTCCAGGCACGTTTACTGTGCCCTTGGGGGTTACAAAAGTAAGTGTTCAAGGTAGAGGCGGTTCTGGTAACCCCGGCAATCCCGGGAATTCTTCACCCGGTTCTCCCGGCACTGCTAATGGCGCAGGGGGCGGTGGTGGTGGCGGAATCATGCTTTATTGCTTACCAAATGGTACTCCTTTGGCCATTTATACCTCTGGCGGTGGGGGCGGCCTTGGCAGCACTTCTCCGTTTCAAGCGTCGGGTGGCTCAGGAGGTTCTGGTCAATCCGGTAATCCTGGCAGTACTGGTACTCCTGGCGGTGCTGGCAATCCGGGAAATCCGGGCACTACCGGCGGAAATTCGTCGGGTCTTGGATATACCTTCCCCGGCGGCAACGCGGGGAATGGCGGCACCGCAGGCTCAAGCGGTTACGGAGGTAACGGCGGTGGCGGCGGAGGCGGAGGGTATTTCTATCAAAGCCCATGTCCGTATAATAGTTTTGGGGGTAGCGGAAGTTTTGGCTCCGGTGGCAATGGGGGCGGTACTGGGTGGAACTCCTGCGGCGCAAGCGGTAATGCTGACGGTGGCGGCGGCGGTGCAGGCTCTTGCAATCCAGGCACCCCGGGACGCTATCCTCCGTGTGGTCCAGGGAACTCCAGGCAAGGCGGAAATTGCGGCGGCGGCCCCGGCGGAAACCTTTACTACAACAACGGGAACACTGGTTCACCGGCCAATAATAGGCAAGCAGGTGGCGGGGGTGGCGGCGGTAGCCAGTATTCTTTTCCTAGCGGTTACGGTCCTGCTTGCATTTACGGCGCAGGCGGTGGCGGCGGTGGCCGTGGGAATAATCCAACTTCTGCAAACGCAGGAAATCCTGGAGGCCCTGCAAGCCCCGCAACGTATTCTTGCGTTACGGTAACCCCCGGTGCGTCGTATCCGATTACAGCCAGCAGCCCCGCAGGAAACGTCACCATTTCTTGGAATCCGCAATGAACAAGAAACAGTTGCAGAAGCGCATGGAAGATATAGACCGCAACATGTCGGTTGAAAACCGCATGGGTGATCTTCGTCGCGCGCGTTCGGTTACTGTTGGCACTGCGTTTGGTGGCACTACGGAGTTGATGCTCCGTGGCAATGACGGCAACGTCATCTGGGCCATCATGCAGCCGGTGGAGGTGGTGGAGTTGATCCATCAACTTGCCGCTAATGTGGGGTGCCATATACACCTTCAGCCGCGCAACGATTTCGCCAGTTGGAGAAACTGGAAAAACACTGACGAAGAACTTAAACACTACCGTTATGGGGGCGCTGCACTTCTGAGTCCGGGAGTCGGGCACCCCCCTCACGTAAACGACATGGCCCCGCATCAACATATTGGGCAAAATCTTCCTGCCCCCGAGCAACAGCCCGGACTTCAACCCGCCTTGATGGCAAGGAGTAATGAAAATGAGCAAACTCTGGCAACTCAAAAAACTGTCGGACGGAAGCGCACTAAACGAACCGCAGCCGCTGCCTGAAAACTGGGGGCCGATCTTCGGCCTTTACGGCTTCATCGACCAGATCGGTGATCTGTCGTGGCTAGGTGAGTCCTACAACGATCAGGGATGGGTTGAGGTGGGCGATGCGCCACCCGCCCCCGCCACCTCGTCTGCGGCAGAACTCGCCTGGGACCGCGCCAAAAAGATGTTGGCAGAGTCCGACTGGGCGATGCTCCCCGACGTGCCAATGACGACGGGCAACAAGGCGCTGTGGATTGAGTATCGCCGTGCGTTGCGCGAGATTCGCCTTCAGCCTGGGTTCCCGGCAGACATTCAGTGGCCCAAGGCTCCTGATTGACCAAGTACACGATCCGGTTCAATAAGTCACGCGGACAACCGGGTCGTGGCTCCATGCTTCATGTCTGGCGCGTGTTTGAGGGCAGCAGGGAAATCCTTGCCAAGCACGTCAGGATTGAAACCCGGTCGTGGACGGAGTTGGACGCCAACGGGCAGGACTACAACATCGCGTGCCGTGGGCGCATGATGTTCTTTGAGGACACCGACACGGTGGTGATCACGGAGTAATCATGGAAGAAACCAAACCCGCTGAGACAGCCAAAGAAGTTGCCGGTAAGTCTATCGGCAGGTTTGGTCTCTTCTACATCACCCTGATCGTCCTGATCGGGGTGGGCTCCTCCTATTTCCTGTCTGACTCTGCCATCACGGCTGTGATGACGATGATCGGCGGCGCTCTGGTGGCCCTCATCAACATGATGAACGGCATCGCGGGCACGGCAGAGAAGCAAGAGAAGCCTGAGTTCAAGGTCATCCAGACCCTGATCGACAAGTTGGATCGCCTGGACAAGCCCGAGCAGCCCATGAAGGTGACTGTGCAGGGCGACAAGGTAACGGTCAGCAAGGGTGAGGATGTGGTTACGGCCACAAGGGAGTAAACATGTTTGAAATCCTTGGTGGTGGGCTGCTTGGCAGTCTCTTCGGTGGCCTGTTCCGGCTTGCACCAGAAGTCCTGAAGTTCTTGGACAAGGGCAATGAGCGCAAGCATGAACTGTCGATGTTCACGCTCCAGACCGATCTGGAGAAGATGCGCGGCCAGTTCAAGATGGAAGAGCGGTACGTTGACTACAGCGTCAATCAACTGGATGCCATCAAGGAAGCCTTCAAGGAGCAGGCCACGACTGCCAAAGAAGCCGGATGGTTTGTGGCGGCAGTCTCTGCCCTTGTCCGTCCCGGTATCACCTGGGCGCTGTTCTTCATGTACGCCACGGTCAAGGCGGCTGCGATCTACATGGCCTTCAAGTCGGGCGGGCATTGGTCTGAGGTGATGACCCGCGTCTGGGATGCAGATGACTTCGCCATGCTCAATATGTGCCTGACGTTCTGGTTTGTTGGAAGAAGCATTGAGAAGTACCAGAAGTGACCACGGAAGCCATCCGTATCGCACGGGAGGCGCTGTGCAAGCCCTTTGAGGGTTACGCCAAGCGCCTGCCGAACGGCGACTGCAAAGCCTATCCCGATCCGGGTACGGGCGGGCATCCTTGGACGATTGGCTACGGCAGCACCGGCCCCGAGGTGACGCCTGATACGGTCTGGACACTACAACAGGCCGAAGCCTCCTTGGACAGCCACCTGCTGCACTTCTCCGTTGGCGTCATCAAACTATCGCCAATACTGATCAAACAACCCGCCCGACGCCTTGCCGCCATCATCAGTTTCGCGTATAACTGCGGGCTAGGAAACTACCGCATCTCCACGCTAAAGAAGCGGGTTGATGCCCAGGACTGGGCGGGTGCGTGCGAGGAAATCGTCAAGTGGAACAAGGCCGCAGGCCGCGTATTGAGGGGGCTAACCCTTAGACGTGAAGCCGAAGCGGCACTGCTGAGATAACCATGCCGCTGAAGAAACTCAAACTCAACCCCGGCGTAAACAAGGAAAACACCCGCTATACCAACGAGAACGGTTGGTATGAGTGCGACAAGGTGCGTTTCCGTCAGGGCACTCCCGAGAAGATTGGTGGATGGGCCCGTATCTCTGCCAATACTTTCCTTGGTGTTTGCCGCTCCCTGTGGAACTGGGTGACTCTGACCAATGAGAACTTGGTCGGCGTCGGTACGCATCTGAAGTTCTACATCGAGAACGGCGGGGCATACAACGACATTACCCCGCTTCGCACGACCGTCACTCTTGGTACCAACCCGTTTACGGGCAATGGCACTACGACGGTTACAGTGACCGCCTCATCTCACGGCTGTGTGACCGGTGACTTTGTGACCTTTAGTGGCGTCACGGGTACTTACGCCTCGGTGCTGAACGCCGAGTTCCAGATCACCGTCGTCAACGTCAACTCCTACACCATCACCACCCCCTCAGTTGTTGCTGCGGGGGCCACAGGCGGTTCGGCAGTTTCTGCTGCCTACCAGATCAACGTCGGCCCTGAGATTGTTGTTCCGCTGACCGGTTGGGGCGCGGGGGCGTGGGGTGTAGGCGCTTGGGGCGTAGGTGTGCCAAGCACCACACAGACGGCCATCCGGCTGTGGAGCCAAGACAACTTTGGTGAAGATCTGATCTTTGGCCCTCGCAAGGGTGGCATTTACTACTGGGATGCCAACTCTGGTCTGGGCGCTCGGGGGGTGGCATTGTCTTCGCTGTCCGGGGCATCTGATGTGCCCACGGTTCAGAATTTCATCTACATCTCCGACATCAACCGCTTTGTGTTCTGCTTTGGTTGCAACGACTACGGCTCATCGACCATTGACCCCATGCTGATCCGGTGGTCGGATCAGGAGAGTGCAGTCAACTGGACCCCCTCGGCTACCAACCAAGCAGGTAGTCTGCGGTTGTCGCATGGTTCCGAGATCATCACGGCAGTTCAGGCCCGTCAGGAAATCGTGGTGTTCACCGATTCCGCCATTTATTCCATCCAATACCTCGGTGCTCAGGCGGGTGTCTGGGGCGCTCAACTCTTGGGCGACAACATCTCCATCGAGGGCCAAAACGCTGCGGTTATTGGATCGGGCGTGATCTACTGGATGGGCGTGGACAAGTTTTACCAGTACGACGGTCGTGTTCAAACGTTGCCCTGCGACTTGCGTCGTCATGTATTCAACGATTTCAATCAGTCCCAAGCGGCTCAGGTCTATGCCGGAACCAACGAGGGCTTCAATGAAGTCTGGTGGTTCTACCCGTCTGCCAACTCCACGGTCAATGACCGGTACGTCGTCTACAACTACCTTGAAAAGATTTGGTACTACGGCACGATTGGCCGCACGGCGTGGCTTGACTCCGGTTTGCTCAATTTTCCGATTGCGGCGACCTACAACCATAACCTCGTCTTCCATGAAAACGGCGTGGACGACAATGAGACTGCGACCCCGACAGCAATCAACGCCTACATCGAGTCTGCTGAATTTGACATTGAAGACGGACAAAACTTTGGCTTTGTCTGGCGCATGCTGCCGGACGTGACATTTGTAGGTTCAACCGCCAACAATCCGCAATTAACCATGTCGCTCATCCCCATGAAGGGGGCAGGCTCCGGGTTTAACACGCCCCAATCCCTGGGCGGGTCGAGCAGTGCAGCGGTTACACGCACGGCCACGGTGCCGATTGAGCAGTTCACCAACATCGTTTACATCCGGGTGCGCGGGCGGCAGTTGATTATGAAAGCCGAGTCCACCGCTCTTGGCGTGGCGTGGCAGTTGGGTTCCCCCCGTATCGACGTTCGGATGGATGGCCGCAGATGAGCCTGCTCATTGAAGATGCAATTGTCCCGCCGCCACCTAATCTGCCCCTTGCGCCGAGTGGTTACGACTCACGCTATCAGGAGCAGTTCAACAACGTCCTGCGTCTGTACTTCAACCGCTTGGACGCAATACTGAGGCAGATCGTGGCAACGACATCCCCCATCCCAATCTCAATTGGTGGCACCAACACGGATGCCTTTGGGCGGCTGCGGGTCAGTCAGCCCTATACGCTCTTCGACTCTCAGCAACGCTACGCTGCGGACAACCAGTTTGATACGAGCACGGTCAACGGTGCATCTACCACGTTCCTGAGCAACGAGTCCACTGTACTCATGTCGGTAGACAACACCCTCAACTCTGAGGCAGTGCGGCAGACGTTCCGCTCCATGTCCTACCAACCGGGCAAGGGGCTGTTGGTGCTTGCCACCTTCGCCATGAACACACCCACGGCCAACATCCGGCAGCGTGTGGGGTACTTCAACACCCAGAACGGCGTGTTCTTCCAGGCCAACGGCACCACGCTGTCGATGGTCATGCGTTCCGATTCTCTGCCTACGCCGGGAACGCCGAGCGATGTCCGCACCGTCAACCAAGCCGACTGGAACGGGGACAAGTTGGACGGCACCGGGGCGTCCGGTCTCACGCTCGATCCGAGTAAGACGCAGATTTTCTGGTGTGACTTTGAATGGTTGGGTGTGGGCTCGGTGCGTACCGGGTTCGTGATCAATGGCCAGTACATCGTCTGCCATACCTTCAACAACGCCAACGACATTGGCTCGGTCTACATGACCACGGCCATCCTGCCGGTGCGGTACGAGATCAAGAATCTGTCCAACCTCACCACCGCGAGCATGAAGCAGATTTGCTCGACGGTCATCTCTGAGGGCGGCTACGAGCAGTATTCCCCGAGTCACTTGGCGCGACGCACGACCAAACTCAGCAACATCCAACTGACGTTCAAGCCGGTTGTGTCGATCCGTTTGGCATCCACGGCGCTTGGTGCGGTGGTGCTCCCGGGGCGGATGCAACTGCTACCTATCGCAAGTCAGAACTACGAAGTGGGTCTGTTCTTTAACGCGACACTAACGGGCGCTTCTTGGTCTGCCGTTTCGACGGATGCCAACGTGGAAATGGATACGTCTGCCACAGCCATGACTGGCGGCACTTTGGTGCAGACAGACTACGTGTCCTCAAGCGGTTCGGGCGGTACGCAGCCTCTGGTTGACCCCGCCGGTTACAACTGGGCCTTGCAGTTGGGGGTGTCCTTGGCCGGTGCCAGTGATGTCCTGACGCTCGCCATCCGCACGGCGGATTCTGCAACTCCGCAAGGCGAGTGCTACGGCACCATCGCCTTCTGGGACTTGACGCAATAAGATCATGGCGATCCTTGAGGAATTCGAAACATTCCCGGAAGACAGCGGCGGCCCGTATGTAGACCCGCGAACTGCTGCTATCTACGATCTTTATTACCGGTACCTCGGTCGCGCCCCCGACCCTGCTGGGCTTGCGTTCTACAGCAGCCCGGACTTCTCGCTCCAGTTGATCGAGCAGGACATCTCCAACTCCCCGGAGGCGTTCAAATACTACATGTACGCGCTTGATCCCAATGATCATGCGCTTGCCACTCAGCGGGGATTAGAGTTTGCACAGGCAAAGGGCTGGAGCCCGGAGACCACGGTTTCTAAATGGAACGCTGCGCTTGGCAGATCTTTTACTCTTGACGATTACTACCGCGTCACCGGTACGCAGCCTACCGCTCCCGTAGCGCCGCCCGTAGCGCCTCCCGTAGCGCCGCCCGTAGCGCCTCCCGTAGCGCCGCCTGTGGCACCTCCCGTAGCGCCGCCTGTGGCACCTCCCGTAGCGCCGCCTGTGGCTCCGCCTGTGGCTCCGCCTGTGGCTCCGCCTGTGGCACCTCCCGTAGCGCCTCCCGTAGCGCCTCCCGTAGCGCCGCCGGTCGCCCCTCCTGTGGCGCCGCCGGTTGCCCCTCCCGTGGCTCCGCCGGTTGCTCCGCCTGTAGCGCCGTCAGGTCCGGCTCCGGCGTGGGCGCGGAATATGCCGACCACGTATAACGAAGAAGCCCGCAAATTGGCGGACGGCACCTACGTTGGATCGGTTTACGGTTACTTCTTCACCGACTTCCGCGCGGCCTACAACGACACGAGCCCAAGTTACCCGGATGAACTGCGCCGCATGTTTGCGGCTCAACGGGTGCAATCGACTCTAGATCAGTACGGCGTCAGCGATCCCGAACAACTCAAGCAGTTCAAGACCGCTACAACCCCTACCGGGGTCATTGCCATATTCAACCCGGACGGGTCGGTAAGGTCCCAGCGGTATGACGCGCTGTTGGATACGCGCGGTGCTGAGTTCAAAGACTTCGTTAAATCTGCCGCGATGATCGGCATGATGGCATTCCCCGGGGTGGGACAGGCTATCGGAGCATCTATTACCAGTGCGGCAGGGTACGCCGGAGCAAGTGCTGCACTGAATGCGGCCATTGGTAGCGTGGTGGTCAATACTGCGTTAAGTGGCGGCGACGTAAAGAACGCGGTTAAAAACGCGGCGGCTACCTACATCGGACTAAACGCCGGGGACGTGCTTGGCAAGATTGCCGGGGAGATGGTGGGCAACCCGCAGTTCGGGCAGTACATCGGTCAGATAACGGCCAATACCACCCGCGCGGCCATCATGGGGCAGGATATCGGCGATGTGCTCAAGGGCACGACGATTGCTTTTGCCGTCAACTACGCCACGCAGCAAATTCCTGGGTTCAATGATCTGCCTGCCGGAGTAAAGAACACCATCACGCAGTCGCTGCAAGCATCGCTGTCGGGGCAAGAGATTGACCTCACAGCAATGGCTAAGAACGCTGCCATCGACGGGTCGATTGCCTACGCCACTGCGCAGATCCCGGGCTTCAAGGATGCTGACCCGCGCGTGCGGTCGTACACGACGACGATGCTGCGAACGGCGCTGACCGGTGGAAATCTTGAGGCTGCGACGATCAACTGGGCAGTCAATCAGGCCACCCGAGACTTTGAGCGCGCGATCAGAACGCAGCCCGTGATGGATCGGCTGAAGAAGGCTGGTGCCATAACGACGGACAACTTGGCCCAGTTGAATGCCGCAGACGCGCTTGAGATCGAACGAATTGCTGAGGCCCCCGAAGACCAGCAAGCGCAGCAAATCGCGGTCTTTACGCAGACTAAAGATTTCCAGAACCAACTCGCTGCTTTCACCAACGGGCAGGCAGATCGAGTCAACCTTGGTGCGGGGTTCTACTACGGCTCTGACGGTCGCATCCGTGACTCTGACGGCAAGTTGGCGGACTCTGTGCAGTTGGCTGGGCTTGGGGACACCGTATGGAGTGCCCTACAGCGCGTTACCAACCTGATACCGGCTACTGCGCTGAACCAGTTGGGCGTTGCGTACTTTGCCCGCAACAACGACCCGTTGAAGGCAGCGTTGCGCGGAGGCTTTGGAGGTATCGCCACCGCCATCCCAGGCGCCATGGAAGTTGCCGGGGTTCGCCAAGATCTGGCCCAAGAGATCAACACGTGGATCCAAGGCGTGCAGAACGGCAAACTGCTGTCATTGTCTCCCGAAGCCCAGGCTGCCATGCAGCAGAGCGTGATTTCGGGCAATCTGTTCAAGCCCGACACGTGGAACTTTGGTTCTGATCCTACGCTGTATGGCAACTTCCTGAATTTCATTCAGATCGCCGCCGCGTCCGTGCCTGGGCTGGCTCCCTACGTCGGGCCCGCGCTGTCCTTTGGCGCCGCTGCCAATGAGGGTGCGCAGACTGCGCGGGACTACATCCGTGGGCTGTCTGATGCCACGTTGCGCGATTCGACCGCATACAAGGATCTGTTGGCCGAGGGTGCGCAGAACGGCAAGACTTACACGATGGCCGAAGCGCGGGAGATCATCTCTAACCGCGCAGCCCAACTGGCCGGTGCACTGCAAGGCACGATCGCCGTAGCCCCCATGGGGCCAATCGACCGACTGGCCGGTAAGGTATCTAACTACGCCACCAGTCTGGTGCTGCGTGGTGGCGCCGAAGGCGTGCAGGAAGTGCTTGAAGGGCTCGGTGCGGAACTCGGCGTCAACTTGCGCGGCGTTGACATCTCGTACGGTAACAACAGCCTTGCCAACGCGGTGTACGGCACTAAGGTC